TGGTGGATATTCAGTAGATAATTCATGTAGGTTTGATGGTTCAAGTGCTTATTTAAGAAAAACTTTTAGTGGTACTTCAACTGATAGTAAAAAATTTACAATGTCTTTTTGGTGCAAAAGAACAGCAACTGGAGAAAATAATACATTTTTAACTGCAAATATAGGTGGTTCAGCAAGTAGAGATCGTTTTTATTTTACTGCTGCTGATGAAATAACATTTTTTCTTGATAATGCTGGTGATGGAAATTTAAGAACTAATAGATTATTTAGAGACACTAGTGCATGGTATCATGTTTTTATTTCTATTGATACAACGCAAGGAACAGCAGCTAATAGAGTTAAACTTTATATAAATGGAACACAAGAAACATCTTTTGCATCAGTAGCATATCCAGCTCTAAATTATGATTTAACTGGTTTTGGTAATAATGTTGAACACACAATAGGTGCTGATGATAGTGATGGTGGTTCAAATGAATATTTTAATGGATATATGGCAGAAGCAGCTTTTGTTGATGGTGTTGCACATGCAGTAACTGACTTTGGAGAATTTGACGAAGATAGTGGGATATGGAAACCAATAGATGTTTCTGGTTTAACATTTGGTACTAATGGAACATACCTTGATTTTGAAGATTCAGCTAATTTAGGTAATGACGCAAATGGTGGAACTGATTGGACAGAAACTAATATAGCAGCAATAGACCAGACTACCGATACACCTACTAATAATTTTGCAACATGGAATCCGTTAGATAATTTTTATGCAGAAAGTACATTTCAAGAAGGAAATCTTGAAGTAAGAGGTAAATCTCCAGGTATTATTTATAGTTATGAAACTTATAATACTGCAACTATAGGAGTTTCTTCAGGAAAATGGTTTTGGGAAGCTAAATTAACTGCTAAAGACAGCGGTAGTCCTGAAATAGGAATTGTAGACGGTGGACCTACTGCATCTACACAACAATTAAGAGCAAGAACTTATGGTTGGGCATATAAGGGAAGTGGTAGTGTATATAATAATGGTTCAACAGTTGGTGGTACTTTTGCATCTTATACAACAGGGGATATTATTGGTATAGCTTTAAATCTTAATGATAACGAATTAACTTTTTATAAAAATGGAGCAGTTCAAAATAGTGGAACTGCACTATCTATAACTGCACCAGGAAGTACAACAAGTGGTTTTTATTTTCCTGCTGGAGGAGATGACAATGCTGGTAATGTAACTTGGCAAGCAAACTTCGGCAACGCACCTTACGCAATCTCATCAGGCAACGCAGATGGTAATGGTCATGGAAATTTCGAATATGCAGTCCCATCAGGTTATCTTGCACTATGCACTAAAAACTTATCAGAGGTACTTTCATAATGTCAATAATTGATAAACCATCAGATTATTTTAACACCGTTTTGTACACAGGTACTGGTGCTACACAATCTATTAGCGGTCTCAACTTTCAACCAGATTTTACATGGATTAAAGGTAGAAGTGGTGCAACAGATCATGCTTTATATGATGCTGTTAGAGGTACTACTAAAGATATGGCTTCAAATACACTAGATGCTGAAACAACTCAAGCAACAGGATTAACAGCTTTTAGTACAGATGGTTTTACTGTTGGTGCTTTAGCTAAATTAAATACGTCATCAGCAACATATTCGTCTTGGAATTGGCTGGGTGCAAATGGCACAGCTTCAAATGGGAATGGTTCTATTGATTCTACAGTTTCAGCTAATACTACAAGTGGATTTTCTATAGTTAGTTACTCTGGAAATTCTACAAGTGGTGCTACAGTTGGTCATGGTTTAGGTGTAACACCATCTATGATTATTGTTAAAAGAAGAACTGCAGGAGAACAATGGGAAGTTTATCACAAAACTTTAGGTGCAACAAAAAGAATGGCTTTAGATACTACTGAAGCTTCTTCAGCTTCATCTAGTAGATGGAATAATACAGAGCCTACAACATCTGTATTTAGTTTAGGAAATTCAGGTGCAACAAATACCAGTGGTAGTACTTACATAGCTTACTGCTTCGCAGATGTTCAAGGCTATTCAAAATTTGGTTCATACACAGGTAACGGAAATGCTGATGGTACATTTGTGTACACAGGCTTTTCTCCAGCTTTTGTTATTTTTAAAAGAAGTAGTGGCACAGGAAATTGGCAATTATTAGATAATAAAAGATTAGGTTACAATGTGGAAAATAGAACAATATATCCAAACTCAACTCTTGCAGAACAAGATGAAAATGACGCAGATTTATTATCAAATGGTTTTAAATTAAGAGGTAGTGGTACAGATGGTAATGGTTCTGGCTCAACTTACATCTACATGGCATTTGCAAGTGAGCCTTTCACTACATCAACAACTAATGGTTCTATACCAGTTACAGCAAGATAATTTGAATTTTTAATAAATAAATAGTATAATAAGTTGTGCAAAAAAAACCTAAAAAATTGATATTAATTTGTATTTAAGTTTTAAAAAAAAATTTTATATGATATATAGAAGTTTGGCAGGTGGGTTTTACCACCAAACCACCAAACTCACCTGTCTTTTTTTTATATTAATTATTTTGACATCCTGTACATCAAAAAATAAAATACCCAAACCTTATGGTACAATTTTTAAAATTATAAAAGGAAATTTTAAATGAATAAAAATGTTTTAATTTGCATTCCTAGTTTTGATCAAAAAATACATTTAAAAACCATATCATCAATAATTTGTGTAAGAGATACACTTAATCAAGCTAAAATTGGTTGTGGAATGATGTGGGTAAGAGATAGTCTAGTTACTAGAGCAAGAAATAAATTAGTATCATCATTTTTACAACAAAAAGAATATACACATTTATTTTTTATAGATGCTGATATTGTTTTTGAACCACAAGATTTAATCAGAGTTTTGTTGTTTGATAAACCATTAACATCAGCTCCATATCCAATAAAACATGAAGAAAAAATAGAAGAGGGTGATGCTAGTAAAGGTTGGTGTTTAAACTTTCCATTAGGTAAGTGTGATTTAACAGATAATGATAAAGGTTTTAAAAAAGTAAATTATGCAGGAACAGGTTTTATGTGTATTGAAAGAATTGTATTTGAAACGATAATAAAAAAATACCCAAGTATAGAATATTTTTCAGATATAAAAGCAAACATTGATAATATAAGACAAGTAACTGGTAAAAAAGAATATGCTTTTTTTGATTGTGGAATACAAGGACAGGGTATTCTTAAAGATGAGGAAAAAACACAAAGATATTTAAGTGAAGACTATTATTTTTGTGCTTTATGGAAACAATGCAAAGGAGAAATATGGGCAGACTTAACAAGCACATTAAAACATATAGGAATAAAAGAATATACAAGACCACCGATAGCAAAAATAAAGGAAGAAAAATGACAGATGAAAGTTTATGGGAAAATATATTGCCACAATTAAAACAAATTGGAGGTGCACATTATAAAAACTTTTGCATTCAACCTTATGAGTTTATATCTAAAAATAATCTTTCGTTCTATCAGGGGAATGTTATAAAGTATGTTGTCAGATATTTAGAAAAGGGAGGAACTGAAGATTTGGATAAAATCATACATTATACCCAATTAGAAATAAAAAGACTGGAAGATAATGAAGTCAAGGCTAAATATAAGAAAAAATAGTGTTTAAAGCGTCATAGAGGGGTCTATTTTAAGCATTATGTACAGAATAGGTAAAAGATACTATGGCAAGTAAAAAAGGTAATGTTTATGGTTCAGTTACATTATATGAAAAAAGTACAAAAGGTACAAGTATAGGTAAAAATCCTAAAAAAGTTAGCTCTATGAATAAAAACAAGCGAAAAGGTAGAAGTAAAAAACAAATGAGATATAGAGGACAAGGAAAATGAAAAGAATTATTAGAAAAAAAGCTAAAGGTACAGTTAATACTGCACATCAAAGGATTGATGATCATGAAAAATTGTGCAGAATAATGCAAGAAATGACAAATAAAAAAATAGATAGGCTTGAAAAGATAGTTATGTCTTCAACAGGAATGCTTATATTAGGCATGTCCACAATCATATATAAAATATTGCTAACATAGGAGGTTTCCGATGCAATTATCAAAACATTTTACATTAGAAGAATTTACAAAGTCAATGACTGCAACTCGTAAGGGAATTAAAAATGATCCAGGAAGTGGAGATATAAAAAATTTAGAAAATGTCGCTTATGAGATATTAGAACCAGTAAGAGCAAAGTTTGAAAAACCTGTAACTATTACATCAGGTTATCGTTCAGAAGAATTGTGTGAAGCAATAGGTTCAAAAAAGACGAGTCAGCATGCCAAAGGTCAAGCAGTTGATTTTGAAATATTAGGAGTGCCTAACATTAAAGTAGCATATTGGATTCAAAATAATTGTGACTTTGATCAACTCATACTAGAATTTTATTCTCCAGATGATGGTGCAAAAGGTTGGGTCCATGTTTCTTTTAATGAAGCAGGAGCAAATAGAAAACAAGTTTTGACATATGATGGAAAGCAATATTCTAACAATCTTCCAGATATGAAATGGGAAAAAGGCGAAGTCAAAGAGTAAAAGTTGCAAATTCTATTATAGATTGATAGAGTATCTTCAACTAGGAGGATATATCTATGTGGTTGAATTTATTGACAGCAGGTTTCAAAACAGCAAGTCATATCTATACAAAGAAACAAGAAACAAAAAAATTAATGGCTGATGCTCAAATGAATCATGCCAGAAAAATGAGTCAGGGTGAAATAGAATACTCTGGTAAACTTTTAGAAGCTAGACAATCAGACTGGAAAGACGAGTTCGTTTTGGTCGTGTTAACTCTGCCAATTTTAGTGATTGCCTATGGAGTCTTTAGTGACGATCCTGGTGCATCTGCAAAAATAAAAGAGTTCTTTGAACAGTTCCAACAGCTTCCAAGTTGGTTTACAAATTTATGGATTCTTGTTGTAGCAAGTATCTATGGAATTAAAGGAACACAAATATTTAAAAATCATACAAAAAAATAAATGAAGTTTATGCTTGTCATTAGTTTATGCTCTTTCATACATCAAAGTTGCCAACCAATTGATAAAGGAAATATGCTTTATGATGATTGGAACACCTGTATGGGAGTTGGTTATATTTCTTCAATTAAAATTTTAGATGAAATTGGAAAAGAAGAAGTAAACAAACATCAAATTGGCACACAAATAATGTGCTATCAAACAAAAGGAATAATATGAAAGTAATAGCAATTGGAGATCTCCATGACTCCCCTCATATAAAAGATAAAAGTAGATTTAGATGGATAGGAAAACATATTGCAAAAACAAAACCAGCTTATGTTGTACAGATAGGAGATTTTTTAACTTTAGATAGTTGCACTTATTTTATTCCTGATGATACATTTACTGCAAGAATAGAAAAGCCAACATTTATTAAAGACATGCAATCATTTGACGAAGCTATGGAAGAATTTAATTATGGTCTAGGTAAATGCAAAATAAAAAAATATTATACTTTAGGAAACCATGAAAAAAGAATGTGGAGATATGAAGATAAAAATCCAACTTTTTATGGAATGTGTCAAAAAGAATTTTATGGAATATGCAAAAAGTATAAATGGGATGTTATTCCTTGGGGCGAGTATTTAATGTTAGGTGGTGTTGGTTTTATACATGCACCAATAAATCCAATGGGTAAAGAGTATGGTGGTGAAGCAAGTGAAAGACAAGTGGCAAACAAATCAAAAATAGATATTGTCTTTGGTCATAGTCATAGGGCGCAAGATAATAGAGTACCAAAAATAAGTCCTATTCCAAATGATTTTACAAGAGTTTTAAATTTAGGTTGTGCCTTACCTGAAAATCATATTGAAAGTTATGCAAAGCACAGTCTTACAGGGTGGACTTATCAAATATGTGAATTAGAAATTTGGGATAATCATATAATGGAAGTAAACAATATTTCCATGAAGCAACTTAAAAAATTGTATGGATAATTATGAAATTACCAGGAACAATATATTTAGGACATAGAAAAATTAAGGTCCAACAAATAGGTGCAAGAACAGCAAACAAAGATCAGATTTATGGAGATTTTGATGTTAATAAAGATTTAATAAGAATAGATAGAACATTAGAACCCACAAGAAAACTAAACACTCTAATACATGAGATTGTTCATGTTTTATTAGACCATTTCAATGCAGAGTTGAAATTGAAAGATGAAGAAAAGGTATGTGAGATATTGGGTACAGGTTTATCTGATCTATTTATTGCTAATCCCAAACTTATTGACATCATTAACTCGGTTTACAATACATCTAAAAAATAGTAATATTAATTTTAGCTCCCTTAAAAGAACCCCCTATATTCATTAACGAGTATAAGGGGTTTTTATTTTAAGAACCTCTATACAAACAAGATTTATGTTGAGGTATTCCTCTTTTAAAATCCTGTTCTACATTTTCATATTTTTTTCTGAATTGTTTTGCATGAAATTCTGACCAGTATGCTTCTCCAGTTACTTCATCAGTATCCCATTCAGTATCTGTGTATTCTACAAAAACAACTTTATCTAAAACTTCTGAACAATTTTCTAAAAAATCCCAAAAGCAAAAATCAACTGATTCATTAGTATAAGTCCATTTTCTGTGATCACTTAATGTAAAGTTACATGTTATCATTATGATGCCTCCTTTTCTTTTTTGTATTTTTCTAATGCTTTTTTAAAGTCATTCCAAATTGGACTTTGATCATTAAAAAGACCTTTCAACAATTTTTCTGCAGACATTCTTTTTATGATAGCTTCTTTAGACCATTTGTGTTTTTCAATTTGATTGAATTGATTCCAAACAAATTCACCTGTTTCCAAATCATATCTCCACTTGCTTCTTCTACATCCATATGGTCCAGCATATGTTGTAGTTTTTACTAATGCACCAAAATGATTTTTGTTTTGCCACATCCAAAGTTCAAGAGGATTAAACTTTTCCCAGTAGTGTTTTTTTTCTTTAGTCATATTGTTATCTCCCTTTTTAGTTATTGGCATTTGCCATCAATATATTCTAACAAAGATAATGTAGTAAATTTTTTATCAATATTAGGATATTTAGTATCAACTATTCTTGAAGCTTCAGTCATATTTGTTGCTCCATGAATAATTCTACCTTTTGACTTTAGATTTTTCCCTGAAAAAAAATCTTGATCAATGTAAGTCTGTATAAAGACTTGTTTTGGTGTGTTCATTTTGTACTCCTTTTCATAACTTTGGGCATTTTTAGTGTCCTTGTTTTGAACTTCATTTAAGAAGTTATCTACATGAGAACCCATTATGGATTCTTCCTGTAAATTTTGTATTTCCTCAAAAGTTGTTTGAGGATTAAAGATTCTTTTAAACTTTTTAGAGATTTCTTTAGTGAATGTAGAGTTGATTGGTATTCTCATTATTTCTCTCCCCATATTAAAGTTATTACTATTGATAATACTAAAGCTAAATATAAATGTTCCATTATACTACCTTATTTCTGGGTCATCAGAAATTCTATTTTCTTGAACCCAATAATCTTGATTAGCTTGTTTATTAGCATAATAAAAACCCTCTTGTTCTTCCACAAGTTCCTTTAACCATGTAAATAATGGTATAGGTAAATTATTATTGCCATCTATAAAATCTTTTGTAGACCAAACATCATCTATATTTAAGATTTTTCTTTTTATATCTGCAACTGATAAATCTAACTCTCTACCCTCTAATCTAACTGTATATTTTTTCATTATGCTCTCTCCTTTTCAACAACACTCATATATGCACTCGTATCAACTTCAAGACCGTCAATCAAATAACTTAAATCTTCACCATTCTCACCAGTAACAGACCCAGTTGTTAAGTCAGCTTCAACTTCAGTAACTGAATCCTTTGGAACGGTCCATGTAAGAGTACCATATTTATTATCCATTAATATCATTTCATTATCTCTAGTTCCAATAAGTATTTGCATTGGACTACAGTCGTCTAACTCAACTTTTCTAGTTTCTCCATCTGGAATATGAACCATAGTAGCTATAGTTCCTTTTTTTATCATGTAGTGTTTTTTCATTATGCTCTCTCCTTTTTTTGTTAATATATTCTTATGAATATAGGAGTACGATACCATATCCACTCTAGGTGTCAATAGTTTATATTAGTTGTTATTAGTAAGTAATAGAGGGCTTATTTACTATGTTCTATCATTAATGATTTTTCTAGCTGAAGATTCCTCTGTAATTCGTAAATCTTTTAAAATCTTCATATGTTCATATTTATCTCTAGCTTGTTCATATTCTATTTCAGCTACCAATAAACCTTGAACATGTTTCTCATATTCAGGACTAGCAAGTGCATTTGTTTTAGCATCAGCATGACTTAAACCTTGATCTCTAAATCTTTTTAATAATCTATTAACAATAATAGGTTCAAGATATTTTAATTTTTTATATAGTTTTGCTTTGATTACTTTATTTTCACTAGCAGATTCTAGTTCAGCATAAGTTCTTTCAGTATCAAGAACATAAGTTGTGTTTTGTTTTTCCATTTTTTGTTACTCCTTTTTTAGTTAAGACACAGATACCCTATACTAATAACATTAGTTTTTAATAACATCTATGTTTTTTTAATTAAGACTAATATTTATTCTTTTTTTCTACTATATCAACCTTAATTATTTCTCGTTGAATATCTTTATAAGTTCTACCCAACTTACTCGCTTCCAAACTAACTCCTCCATGCTTGTGTATTTCTTGAACATAAGCATTGTTAGTTCGGTTAAGAGTATCAACGAGCTTTCGCATTTCCTCGTTCAACATTTTCTACTGTTACCCTTACTTCTTTTGGAATTGACTCTGAAACAGTTTTAAGTAAATCTTCTTCATCATCAGATTCCCATTGCAAGTCTTTGATTAATGAATCTCCAAACCAAATTCTTATCAAATACTTGTTCATTCATATTATATATGCAATTTTTATGAAAATGACAACCCTTTGAGGTAGGGGTAGGTGTATAAGACATGATCCGACTAAAAAAGGACTCTACCCCTATATGACCACCACTAAAAGGGAGTATCTTCATTTCCACCCTGATTGTCAATACCTTGATTGCTATTTTCAGATTTAGGTTTCCAAGGATTATCAATCTTTAAATGTGGATTTGGTTTACCACTCTTGTTATTGATTGAGTTTCCCCAAAAGGTAAAATCATAAGTTCCTGCTGGAATTACAATAGTTTCCTTTATTTCTACATTAGATGCTTTAAATGTAGGTGCTTTTGGATTATCACTCTCATTTTTATAAACATTTAAGTATACTGGTTTATTTAACATTTTTTCCTCCATTGTTTTTGTTTGTTTGATGTATTCGTCATATTGTTTACGAATTTTTTTATCATTTTGAAATGTGTCTTCATGTGCAATCTCCTTATTTAGTTTAAACTCAAGATAGCTAATAGGCATTTAATAAACATTTGAACCCTTACTTTTTTTCTTTTTTGGTTCTAGTTTTAGTATTTGACTGTTAACTTCTTCTATTTTTATCCAAATATCAGTTTGTTGATTGACCAAAGCATTTCTTTGTCCATAAAGTTCACATCTAATGCCATAGTTATCAAGTTTTTTTTGAGTTTCTGATTTTTTATTATTAACAACTATTTTAGGTATATATGTCATTAGCTAAAATCACTTTGGTTTTTTCTTACAATATTCCAAGGGTCAGTAAGAAATTCTTTGAATTTACCTGCTGGTGTAACAGCTACAGGAACATAAGTATTTTTTAAATCATATAAA